CCATTCATTTGAATTTAAAGGTGGCTTGATAACAAACCTTTCTCCTTATCAGCAAGGATTTCAAGCACCCGGTTCAGCACGTATACTGCGTAACTTTGAACCTTCTATCTTTGGTGGATACACAAGAGTAGAAGGTTACGAAAAGTTTGATACAGCTACTGTACCTAATACAGGTGTTATTAGAGGTATAATAAGATACAGTAACCAAGTATATGCTGTAAGAGGTAATGACCTATTTAGGTCTAGTGGGTCAGGATGGACACAAGTAAGTGACAATGCAACTTATAATAGTGCAGGTGTTACAATAGGTGGTTCAGGCAAAGTAAGATTTTTAAAGTATGACTTTGATGGTACAGAAAAACTTATGCTTGTTGATGGAACAGGTAAACCTTACAGATTTGATGGAACTACGTTTGAACAATTAACTGCTTTACCATCTGATGTATCAGGTGCAAGTTTTATAGTAAACTTTAAGAACCACATTTTCTTTGGTAATGGAAAAAATGTAGCATATACCGCACCTTACAAAGATAATGACTTGACAATTGCTAGTGGTGGTGGTATAATTAATGTAACGGATACAATTACAGGTTTAATTGTTTTCCGTGAACAGTTAATTATATTTAGCGAAAGTAGTATAAATGTACTTAATGGTAGTAGCGTAGCTGACTTTAATATGCAACCTGTGTCTCGTGACTTAGGTTGTGTTGCTGAAGATACCATTCAAGAAATAGGTGGAGATGTTATATTCTTAGGACCTGATGGTTTAAGACTATTTTCAGCCACAGATAGAATAGGTGACTTTAGCCTTGCCGCTGTATCAAAGACTATACAGGTTGAGATATTAGATTTAATTGCTAGTAGTCCTAATGGTTTTTCAAGTACAGTCATTCGTGAGAAAAGTCAATATAGAATATTTGGGTACAATACTGGATATGGTAATGATGCCGCCAAAGGAATTGGAGCAACGCAATTAGAAGGTGGTATAGCCTTTAATGATTTACGTGGCTTTAATGCTTTTGTTATATACAGTGAATATGATGGGTTTGCAGAACGTATTTACTTTGGTGCTACAGATGGCTTTGTATATCAAATGGAACAAGGGAACACATTTGCTGGAACAGATATACCTGCGACATTTGCTACTCCTTTCATTCCGCTAGGAGACCCAAATGTACGTAAAACAATATACAAAGGTACAACATACTTAGATGTAAACGGTGATTTTGACCTTGAGTTTTCTCTCAAGTTTGATTTTGACCAACCAAATAGTATTCAACCTGATTCAGTATTGTCAAGCGATGCTGCGGCTTCTATTACTTATGGTTCAGGTATATATGGAACATCTTTATTTGGAAACAAACAAAAGGCTATATACGAAGTGCAAACAATAGGTTCAGGATTTACAGTGTCAATATTATATGAAACAACAGGAACTAATACAGATTCCGTTTTTACCATAGATGCTGCCACCCTGCAGTATATTACTAACGCTAGGAGATAAAAAATGGGAACAGGATATACTCGTAACGATACCTCTAACAACATTGCTGATGGTAACGTAATCAACGCATCCGACCTTGATGGAGAGTTTGATGCAGTACAAGCTGCGTTTAACGGTACAACAGGACACTCACATGATGGAACAAGTGGTGAAGGACCGCAGATAGCTGCGGCAGGTATAGCAAGTAATGCTGTAACAACTGATAAAATACTAAATGCTAATGTTACACTTGCTAAGATGGCAGCTAACTCTATAGATAGTGACCAATATGTAGATGGTTCAATTGATACTGTTCACATAGCCAACGATGCTGTCACAGGAGATAAACTTGCTAATAACATACAAATAGCAGGTACTCTTGGTGTTACAGGTGAGACTACTCTAGCGACCCACCTTAACATGGGTGATAGTGATATTATTAAGTTAGGTGCGGATGCTGACTTACAGATTTATCACGATGGTTCAAATAGCCGAATTGATGATGCAGGAACAGGTCGTTTAATAATTAGAGGTAATGGTGGTGTTTCTCTTGAAAAATATACTGGCGAAACTCTAGCGTTATTTAACGCTGACGGTGCTTCTAGCCTCTACTACGACAACGCAGCCAAACTAGCCACCACATCAACAGGCATTGACGTAACAGGTAACGTAGTTGTATCAGGCACAGTAGATGGCAGAGATGTAGCAACTGATGGCACAAAACTAGATGGCATTGAAAGTGGTGCAACAGCCGACCAAACAGCTAGTGAAATACTTACACTGATTAAAACTGTAGATGGTTCAGGTTCAGGTCTAGATGCTGATACACTTGATGGTGTAAGCAGTGGTTCGTTCTTGAGAAGTGATGCAGCAGCTACTAAGACAAACGGTCATTTATCTTTTAGTGATAACGTGAAGGCTGTGTTTGGTGCAGGGTCTGACCTACAGATTTATCACGATAGTTCAAACAGTTATATACATGACGCTGGAACTGGCAATTTATTTATTCGTGGTAGTAATCTAATATTAGAAGATTCCGCTGGAAATGATTACATAGAATGTTCTGACTCAGGAACTGGTGGAACTGTATCGTTAAAACATGAAGCAGTAACAAAACTCGCCACCAAGTCAGATGGTGTTGACATCACAGGCGAACTTCAAGCTGACAGTCTAGACATTGATGGTGCAGCTGATATCAGTGGTCAAGTTAATTTCCATTCTAATGTTGTTATGGATGATAACAACAAACTTATTATAGGCACTGGCAGTGACTTACAGATTTATCACAATGGGTCTAATAGCCTAATAGACCACGGCGGTAGTGGTCATCTCTATATAAGACAATTAACTAACGATGCAGATATTTACATACAAAATGACAATGGTTCAGGTGGAGAAACTAATTATATTCAATGTGATGGTTCTGCAGGTACAGTAATTCTACACTACTATGGTAGTCAAAAATTAATTACAAAAACAGATGGGGTAGATATTATTGGAGAGTTGCAGTCAGACAGTCTTGATGTAGATGGCAATGCTGATATTAGTGGTCAGCTAACTATGGGTGGTAATGTAAACCTACAAGACAATGACATATTACAATTAGGTTCAAGCCAAGACTTACAGATTTATCACGATGGTTCTAATAGTTATATAATAGACCAAGGCACTGGTTCTCTTTTTATTCGTGGTACTAATTTAGTATTGGAAGATGCTTCTGGTAACGATTATATAAATATGACTGATAATGGTACTGGTGGAACAGTTACACTTTATCATAATAATGTACAAATATTAACTACAGCATCAGACCGTATAGTTGTAAGTGGAGGAGTGCAGGCTACAAATGGTGCATTTCAAGGTAATAGTACTGATGATAAAATGGTTATTGGTGCAAGCCAAATTGACTTTTACATTAACAATAGTAACGAATTTCGTATGGAATCAGATGGTGACTTCCACGCAGATGGTGACGTAATTGCTTACTCAACAACTGTATCAGACGAAAGACTTAAGACAGATATTGAGAAGATTGAAAATGCTACTGACAAAGTAAGTCAGCTTAATGGTTACACATTCACATACAAAGCAGATGGTAAGAAATCAGCAGGTGTTATTGCACAAGAAGTAGAAAAGGTTCTACCTAGTGCAGTAAGTGAGAAAGAGTTGCCACTGAAGATGGATGATGGTGTGGCATATAAGACTGTACAGTACGACCAAATCATAGGTCTGCTGATTGAGTCAATCAAAGAACTTAAACAAGAAATAAATGAATTAAAAGGAGCTTAGTAAATGCCTCTTCCTAGTTCTGGTCAAATTAGTTTAAATGATATTGCAACCGAGTTTGGTGGGTCTGCTCCTCATGCTCTATCTGAATATTATAGCAAAGGTAATGCACCTGCTTCAGGTGAAATACAGATAGCTGCTGACTTTTATGGTACATCTAACACATATAGTATTAACTTCCTAGTTGTAGCAGGTGGTGGTGGAAGTGGTGTTGACTTGTCAGGTGGTGGCGGTGGTGCAGGTGGTTTTAGAACATCTACACAAGATGTCGCAGTTGGAACAGCAATAACATGCACTGTAGGTGCTGGTGGTTCAGCAGGAACTTTTAATGCTAATGGTGGGCAAGGTGGTAACTCATCCATATCAGGCTCTGGAATGACAACAATTACAAGTGCTGGTGGTGGAGGTGGTGCTACCAATCATGGTAACTTAGGTTTTCAAGGTGGAAATGGTGGTTCTGGTGGTGGTTCTACTCAAGACGCTAATCTCCCAGGTGGTTCTGGTAACGTGCCTTCTGTGTCACCTAGTCAAGGAAATAATGGTGGAAAAGGTGCTACTACAACTAGTGCTAACACAGGTCAAGGTGGTGGCGGTGGTGGTGCTAGTGCTGTAGGTGTAGATGGAAATAATGTAAGTGGTAACAGACCTGATGGTGGTGCTGGTTCTGCTTCTTCTATTACTGGTACTTCTGTAACATACGCAGGTGGTGGCGGTGGTGCTGGAAGAGGTGGACAGTTAGATGGTCTTGGTGGTGCAGGAGGAGGTGGAAACGCTTCTAATGGTAATGGTTCACCTGGAACAAATAATCGTGGTGGAGGAGGAGGTGGCTCTGGTAGTAGAACAGGAGCATCAGGTGGTTCTGGAATTGTTATACTAAGTGTTCCTACCGCAAAATATTCAGGAACAACTACAGGTTCTCCAACTGTTAATACAAGTGGTAGTAATACCATTATGCAATTTACAGGTTCAGGGAGTTACACAGCATAATGGCACATTTCGCAAAAATAGGAACAGATAATATCGTTGAGGAAGTAGTGACAGTCAATAATGTAGTCATTATAGATGAGAATGGCGTTGAGCAAGAGCAGTTAGGAATAGATTTCTTGACAACTTTGACTGGACATACAAATTGGAAGCAAACTTCGTACAATACAATTCAAGGTGGTCATGTCAATGGAGGTACACCATTAAGAAAAAATTATGCTATGATTGGTATGATATATGATGCTTCAAAAGATGCTTTCTACGAGACACAACCATTTACTTCTTGGACATTAAACGAGACAACTTGTACATGGGAGCCGCCAATACCTTTTATAGATGATGGTGGTGATTATCATTGGGATGAAGCAGCCTATCAAGCAGATAACACACAAGGATGGGTAACCAATTAAAAAAGATTTTATACATAGTTGGTTTATTCCAGAACACATTTGTGACGAGATTTTAGACTTTTATCATAGTAACCCTGAACTTCATTATAAAGGTGCAACTTTAAACAGCGGTGTTAAAAAAGAAGTAATAAGTGATAATAAGCAGTCAACAGAAATATATATAGGAGCAAATCATACAGATAGACCTTTTGGTGAATATAGACAAAATCTACAATTAGGATTAAACGAATATGTAAAGGTATACCCACATGTTAATAGTATTAATAGATTTAATGTCACTGAAAATTATAATATACAACATTATAAAAAGGGTCAGGGTTTCAAATCAGAACATTGTGAAAGAGATGGTGGATTTAATTACACATTAAGACGTTGCCTAGTGTTTATGACTTATCTAAATGATGTTGATGATGGTGGTACTAAGTTTATTTATCAAGATAGAATTGTAAAAGCACAAAAGGGTAAGACATTGATATGGCCCAGTGATTGGACTCACACACACTGTGGTCAAATATCACAAACACAAGAAAAAACAATAGTTACAGGTTGGTTTAGTTATATCTGGTAATTTTACAGATTTTATGTTATAATATAGTATGGATTTATTCACAACCTATATACAAACAGATAATGATAAATATTTAGCAGACAGTCTGTTAGAGCCTTGTAAAATAATTTTATCAGAAATACCGATTGATGATAGATATAAATTTGGAAAAACATCTTTTTACAACCCAGACGTTTGGGAAAAGTATAAAAATAATTTTACAAACCTTTATTCTTTTATACTTCAAAATGCTTTGGCTTATTGTGAAAAAATGCAAGTATCGCATGTAGAAAAAATATCTATTATAAATATGTGGGTTTCTGAAATGTACAAATATGGTCAACACCAATTACATGCCCATACTAATTATTGTGATTTAAGTGGTAATTTTTATATACATACAGAACCTGATAGTGCTGACCTTGTATTTTATAGACACGAACATTTAAGTGACCCAATGGCTAGTTTTGAATATAAAAATTTTAACAAGTATAATTCTAATGAATGGAGATTTCCAGCAGAAAAGGGCAATATATTAATATGGAAATCTGACTTACCACATTCAGTAGACTTAAACATGAGTAAAAGTAGAATAGCTATATCTTTTAATTTAAAATTAATAACAGAAACAAATTAAATGGATAATGCAGAGCATACATATTGGGTTTTTAAAAACGCTATAGACAAAGATACTTGTAAGCAAATTGTAGATTTAGGCAAGGGTAAATGGAATAAAGGCACAATTGGTGGAAAAGAAGCAGTAGATGCAAAAGTAAGAAAAAGTGATGTTGTTTGGTCAAATGATGAATGGCTTTTTGAGATTTGTTGGGGGTTTTTGCATACAGCAAATCAAAACTCTAATTGGAATTTTGAGATTAGTTCTTGTGAGCCAATGCAAATAACAAAATACAAGAAGAATGGTCATTACGATTTTCATTACGATGGAAATGGTTTTACAAGATTTAACAACCCAAGTAACAAATTTCTTCATGGTACAACTAGAAAACTATCAATGACAATTGTACTTAACGAAGACTATGAAGGTGGTGAGTTTGAGTTTTTATCTGACAAAAACTTAATAAAAGAAAAAATTGGAACTGTAATTGTTTTTCCATCTTACTTGGTACATAAAGTTAGACCTGTTACAAAAGGAACAAGATACTCTTTGGTGGCATGGTTCTGTGGGCAACCTTTCAAATAGTTAGTAGGACACACAAATGAAACTAGAAATGAAACCTGAACTCCAAGTACAGATGGAACTAGACGCACATGAAAAAGAATGTGCTGTCCGATATCAAATGGTCAATGACAAGCTCTGTACTCTAGACAAAAGAATGTGGCGAATAGAAGCTATGTCTATGGTGGGTACACTTGGAATAGTGGCTTTGGTTGTAGCAATAGT